ACTCTATTTTTAATTTTTTTCTTAGCTTTTATAGTAGATTTTCTTACCGTCGTTATAAGTTGACAATCTTCATCATTAAGTCCAAGACCTCTAATTTGAAGTTCTCTTAAATTTGCAGAGAATACAAATTTATTGGATGAAAGTGACTCGGTTGTTCCATCAGATCTGATAAGAGAATATCTTTCGTCAGAATATGGGAGATAAGTTTCTCCTTCTGGTAAAGTGACTGTTGCAAGACTTGTAGCATCTAATCTATTATCTGAAATATTTACGGTATATGCTTTTCTAATTACTATTTCAGCATCAGTTAAGTCAACAACAGCAATATTGCTTTTTGGTAGTTCTGTATAAAATGTATTGTCAGAAGATGAATCTAGTTGTGTACTAACAACTTTAAGGTCAGATGTTGCAAAATCTGACGTTGGGAGTTTTCCATTAACAACACCAGCAACAGTTGTTACTCCAACTATTGTTACTTCAGTTGTAGTAACGCCTACAACTCTTGCAAGAATTGGATCTTCAGATGTACTAAGATCTGAATATTCAATCAAATTATTAACTTTTATATTTCCTGGAAATAATTTATCGGTGCTGGAAATAGTACTAACTCCACTGAGAGCGGTAACTGACGCAACACCTACAAGTAATGATGGAGTTTGTATGATATTTGCACTAAATGTATTGATTCCTACAATATTAATTCCGTCTGTACCTGCGGCTATTCCTGTATCGGAGTAAACAGATTTTACATCTGAAATTTTATGAGAAATGACATTTACTGCTGATCTATTAACACTGGTTGTTTGAGTAGAAATTCCACTTCTAAAAATTAAAGTTTCATTCTTAATAAACTCTCCTTTTTGATCATATACAGTTAATGCAACTCCAGCACTAACAGGACTTCTTAAGAATGCAGTTGCTCCACTACTATTACCCTCAACATGTGAAGGAATTGATAAATCTATAGCCTGATTAACTGTAATATTAGTAAATGGTTGCACATCATACATTGACATTCCCCACTCATTATCTTGTGGGAATGATGTATTGTATGACCCAGATTCTAATCTAAAATCAAATACTCTTGCAAAACCAATTTCATTTCCTGGAGCTGCTTCTGAATTTACTCCAACTCTCTGATCTCTTAGACTTAAAATAAAAGTGTTACCTACACCAATTGTTGGTGATCTATAAACACTATTGAGTTTTAATGTTGGTCCGGTATTATATGGGAAGAATTCATTCTCAATAGTTCTCGTAACTCTTGGTTTTGGTACATCAATAAAGGTAGGACTTATTGTTTCGACTTCATATCCCTTTACATACGCTTTACCGGGAGATATTCTACAGACCGATAAATCTGGGCTAGGAGTTGATCCTCCTGCAGTAAATTGACCTTCTTCGTATAAACCTTGGTTTCCTAAATTATTGTTTAGGGAATTTACAATAGATACATTAAATGGTTTTACAATATAATGTCCACTTTCGTCATATGTTCTTCTCGCTAAAACATCAGAAAGGTCGTTGTAAAATACTGCACCGCCACCTCTTGCACTTCCTCTCCTTGTTGGTGCTTGAAGAACACCATCAACAACAGTTCCTAAAAGAATAAAATTATCGTCGTTAAAATCGTCAAGAGATTTTTTAAATAAACTTGCAGTAATTTTAAGTCTATCTGCACCAGGAGCTCCATAATTATTAAATCCTTGAGAATTGTCATTTAATGTCTCATCAGAATTTGAGTTTACAATCTCTTCAGAAATAAACAAACCAATTCTATAGTTGGGTTTGTTTGAATATTGATCTAATATTAATGATTCTTTATTTACATTTACAAAATATCCACGAATGAAATATACTCCATTTTCAATTTGGAATACAGATCCAGTTGAAGTTGAGTTTGATGCTAAAGTATTTGCAAATGGAGCTCCAACTGAGATAGTTGAATTTCCTAATAATCCAGAAGTTATAATTTGATTACATGTTAAAGATTCGCCATTAGAAAATGTTTGAGTAGTATTATCAACTTTAGAAGAACCCGCATAAGAAACATAAAGAGTTACAGTACCTCTCTCAGAATCTTCTGCTGATAATACATTATCGACTATTGCAGTAACGCCAGAAGTTTGTCCAGTAATTTTTGTACCAATTAACTGATCTGCATATGCTTCAACAGGAACTCCTTGAAATGTATTTGCAAGTTGAACAGAATAATAGAGTTGAGAATACCCAGTATTGCCTGGAATTACTTTAGCACCCTCTTTAAAAAAGTGCTGACCAAACTTTTCTACCTGATTCTGCAGAATTGACTGCAGAGTCGTTAATTCTCTTGCCTGAACAGGATATCCAGGTTTAAAAAGTACCTTGTGGTAATCGTTCGTTGCATCAAAATCGTCAAAATATGGTGCTACGTTAAGGTTTGTCTGCTGTGGCATAATTCTTTAGAACTGCAAGATAACTTTTATGTCTTCTTTTTGATTTGACGATCTTGTTATAGAAGGTCTATTATCTACGTATATAATGTTTCCAGAATGCTGTTTTACCTCTGGGGATGCAACGCCTGTAGTGAAATCCATTCCAAGATAATATGTACGATTATTTATCGTTGTTTTGTTATCGCTAAATGAACTATCAATACTCAACTGCAATCCTGTAGATGGTGTAATCGTAAGAGTTCCATCTCCAGTTGGAGTACCAGTAAAACCTCTTAGCAGAAATCCGTAAGTTGGATCAGTAACTCTATTACCCGATGTTGCAAATCCAGCAACAGTTCTATCTTGCCAAAACTTTAAAACTCCAGTATTTTGGTCATAATTTACAACTCTACCCACTGCAGTAGCACCAGTTCCAACTATTTGAGTAACAAAAGAATCAGGTGTAAAAGTTGCTTCACTATATCCAACACCCGTCAATTTTAGAGCACTAACTGCGCTTGCCTTATCTATTTCTAAAACTGAACCTCCAGCTGGAGAAAGTGGGTTTTCTACTACTCCAATTCTAGCAAATTGATTTCCTGTGATAAAATCTGGATTTTCATTATCACTTTCAATTCTAGAATACATTAGAACACTATATGCTCCAAGTTCTCTGTAGATGTCAGCACCATGTCCTCCCTGTGGAGGAATAATTACGTCAAATGTTGGTCTAGTAGTTCCTGTAGGAATTCCTCCACTTTCATAATCTAAAGTTCCAAATGTATATCCAGATCCTTGAGCAGATACTACAACTTCATCAATTTTAGAATCCCCATCAATAGTAACAGTGCATTCTGCTCCAGATCCATCTCCTTTAATTGGTACTCTTGTATATGTTACATTTGCTGTTCCTAAACCGACCCCGCGATTAGTTGTTGTGACAATTTTAATAGAACCATCTACAGCATTTTCTCTAACTAAACTGGTATCATTACTAGTACTCCAGTCTGTCGGAACTGGTTGAAAATCTGTAGAGTCAAATTTAGTAATATCTGCAGGTTTAATGGTATAAAGATACTTCCACACATAGCCATCACCACTAGTTCCGGCTGCTCTTGGTTCTAAATCTGTAAACAATGGTTCATCTAAAGATGGTCTACCAAGAGTATTTTCTGGGTCTGTTCCATTTTGAAGACAAATATAAACTCTAAAATCACTATTCAAAACGTAAAAATTTGAATTATATAAATTAGTGGATCCAGAAACAGAAGCAGTATTTGATCTACTGTAATCATGGCGATACATATCAAAAGTTGTTCCAGAGGACCAATTTCGCTTTGGAACAACCTGCCTTACGTCAGAGGAATTAATCCTCTTCATCGCAATCATTGTATTCCAATAATCATTCTCCTCATCAAAATTGTCTTTTGGTGCCGGAGGATTGTCGTTCCATGTCGTAGAATAATCTGTCGGATTTGGAAGTCCAACAAAAGAATAATAGGAATTACTAGCATTAGCAATCCCGGCGACAAAATTCTTTGCGTTTAATATTCTAATTTGATCAGTTATAATTGCAGCCATTTTTGACGGACTTTTTTACTTATTTATTACAAAAAATCATGTGAAATTTTTGTACCTAATATATCTAGTTCTATAAACTTTAGATGAGGTAGATATACCGGTCAATCCATTTGTTCCTATTCCAGACAATGTATTTGCTGGATATGAAATTTCTTTAGTTCTTGCTTCTAAAGTAATCTTACCCCAAGAGTATTCTCCAAGGAATGCGCCAGTTGAGAATCCTAAAACTCCATTGGGATTGAGGTTAGTGTTTACACTTACTTTAACGACAGTTGTACTAACTCCAGCAACAACTTGAGTTGTCAATCCTACAGAATTAACAACATATACATTATCAATAAACTCCGATCCAATTCCAATAATTGTAGAATTATCAGTTCCAAGAGAATTTATACTTGTTGATGCTGCTCCTAAATTAGAATTTCTTACTATGAAATAATCCCCAGTAGATATTCCACTTAAAGTCACTGCAGTTCCAACTAAATTAGTATCTCTCATATCAGAATTGAGAGGAATATGAAGATGGAACATCATTCCTGTTGAACCAACTCCAACAGATGTTGTTCCAAGTCCAACTACTATTCCAGAATCACCAAGGTATTCAGAATCTAATACATTACAGGTTTCGGTTTGTTTTGCTGGAGGACCAATAAAAACTAACGGTGGATTAGTTTGAGTATATCCAGCACCAGGATTAGTAATAGTAACTCCAGTGACAACTCCATTAGTGATTGTTGATGTTGCTGTTGCTGTGGTAGACCCTATGCCAACACTAACATCTGGTGCCGTTGAATAACCAACTCCACCATCATTTACAGTAATTGAAGCAATCGTACCTGCAACTGAGACAACAGCGGTTGCAGACGCTCCTACAGTCGTTACAGGATTAATTAAAGTAACTGATTTTCTAATTGTTTCTCTAAAGTTAGAATCTACATTTTCATTATTAAGATCAAACATTGGTCTTAATCTATCAACATAAATGATAGTAACTCCAATTCCGATTGGATTTATTATATTTACAATTGTATTAATAACTTGTTCGTAAAGTTCTCTATCTTTACCAACTTCTTGTCCGTTAATAATTTTATCTTGAGTTTGTCTACACCACGTAATTGGTCTTTCGAAGGTAGTATCCCTAGTATTACCTGGACCAAAATATGGAAGAGTGTTAGCTCTATCAACATTAGTTATTGTACTAATTGTTCTTGCATTTTCCTGTTGATATGGTTTTTGTCCCAAATCTGGATCATAATTTAAAGTAACTTCATCTCCATATTTAATAGTTTCAAGAACTTCTCTATCAATAACATCAAGATTACTTCCACTTCCTTTATAGAAATTGATTGTAAGCGTATCACCAATCTTTAGTGGTTCTGTAAATGTTATTTGGGATCCGCCATCAAATTTGTATGCGTTTCCAGGAATTTGAAGTATCTTATTTACAAATACTAAAAGCAACTGATCAAGTTCAATTTTAGATCCTTTTGCCTTATTAATAGATAATGGAATACCTGCTTTAAGTAATGGGAAATCAATTCTATCGCCATCAATAAAGTTACTAACATCATCAAACGTTTCTATAACCCCTAAGGACCAACCAGTGAATTCATCTCTAATAACTTTTTCTATTTCAATTTCAAATTGATTTGATGAGGTAAATGTTGATGTAGTTGGAATTCCAGTAGTTCCTCCAAATCCAACAGTAAGAGTTTCTCCATTACCATATCCATAACCAGTATTTCTAATCTCAAAACCAATAATACTAGATCCCTGTCCAACAACAACATCAATTGTTGCTTGTGTTCCTAATCCAGTTACTCCAGAAGTATATTTCAAAGGAATATTTGAATATGAAAGTGGGGAATCAATTACAATTTCAAGTGGTTTATTAACTTTTCCACATCTTGCATAGAAGTGTTCTCTAGTAGAAATTCCAGTGTTTATTTCAAAAGATGTAGAGTCAATAACTCTCAAAACATTAGATCCATCTACTGCAGGATCATGACCACTAGCTGAGTTGTTATTAACTCTTGGGGCAATAATAGTAGGTTGTGCCACTCCACCACTTTGATAGAATGTTGGAACAGTAGAAACTCCAACGTTTGTCACAAATTGGGTTGAACTATTAACTGCAGTTACTTTAGAACCACAGTATGCAGGATCAGTTGTTCTTGGATAAACGTGAGTAGAAGATCCACCATCTAAACCACACGTAAATGCTAATCCAGTAAGAATAACATCACTTTTTTGCCCTGTAGTAGACAAGTTATGTGCAGCAGATGTTGTAACTGTCATAATACCAGTTACATTATCATAAATTGCACCTGAAACATTGACAGGACCAGATCCAGTATAATTACACGTAAATGCAATTCCAGAAACAACAATATCATCACCAATCAATAATCCGTGAGCAGTTGATGTTGTAACTGTAGTCACTCCCGTCGTGTGTTCATAACCAACATTTGATATGTCTCTTGGAGCATAGAATACTCTATCAGTTGTAATCGCTACTGAAGTTACATGACCTCCAGAAACAGTCGCTGTTCCGATTGAGACTATATTAGTGCTAGAAACATCAGGTAATTTTGCATTGACATTAATAGATGTCTGCACTCCAGATCTATAACCCGATCCACTATTACCAATACTAATAGATGAAATAGTTCCCAATCCAGAAATAATTGCAGTACCGCCAGCAACAACTAGTGGTTGATAACCAAAACCTGATATCGATCCAACAGAAACAATCATTCCACCCTTAGGGAAACTACTAATACCAACATCAGATGTTACAGTTTGTGCAGATCCCACAAAACTAATTGAAGTTATGCCAGTGTTTTCGGAGAGAGTATAATTATTAGCATTTCCTGGAGTTTGGAATATGTCATTTATTAATACAATAGCTCCTTCATTATCAATTCCAGTTATATTTGTTCCATCAGATTTAAGAGTAAACTCATTTTCAATTCCATTAAACTTATCAGAAATATCATCAAAAACATAATTTTTATAATATGTTTCATTAACGGTATTTAAAGCCGCTGTTCTCATAAAACTTCTTCCTTGGAAAGTAGAACTAGTAGTTATTCCAACATAGTCTCTTTCATCTGGTTGATTTGTTGTAGTTCCAATTGGAGTGTTTCCATATGGTGCTTCAACAAAATTGAGTTTATTTCCAACAATATTATAATTTCCAACAACCTTTGTTACTAACTCACCGGTTACGATTCCAGACTGGATATTTGTTCCCATCCATCCTCTACGAACAGTAATTGCATTTGTAGTTCCAATACCAATACTTTCAATCTTCATTATCTCATTACGAACTTTAAATAGATCTCCACCAAAGAATGAGGTTATTCCAGAAAATTTAATTATATTATCGGTTGTTAAAACTTGATCATCTAATGTTGTGGTAACTGCCGTAGAAACAATTGGTGATTGGATTAAGTTATCAATTGCAACAAGTACTTTTGGATTTTGGTTTGTTGCAGTAAATGAGTGACCAACTCCAACCCCAACTGAAGTAAAATCAAGTACTTTTGGAATTGAGTTTAAAGCATCTTCAGCACTTCTAGCAAGTTTAATAGTGTTGTCATTGATTTTAATTGCAAATATTCCAGTTTCTGGAAGTAATGTTGTTGTAACACCAGTTGCAGGGAATGTAGTCTGAGCAATACCAATAGATTGAGTAATTCCAATACCAGGGCAAGTATATTCAATTTGCTCACCCGTCACATAGAAGTGATTTGGAATTGTAATTGTATTTGAATCGAGGTTGACAATTGAAGTATTATTTCCTTCAAAGGCTTTTATAAAAATAGTATCGTTCTTGTGAGTTAGTTCAAATTCTCTCTTTATATCTCTATCAGTTCCAGTATACGTACCATATCCCGTTTCTATAGTACCATTAGTGAAATCAATAATATCTTTTGTATCATCCTCAATTCTAAGAGCATTTGTATAAACATGAACTCTTGCATCAATTCCTGCTATTGGTGTAAAGAGAACTTGAGTAGTTGCAGCAAGTCCAACAGAATTTGCTATTACTCTAGAACTAAAAGTTCCAAGTCCCGAGTGAGTTTGAATATTTGCAAACTCTGTATTAAATGTTTCTGAAGATGTTTCTCCTTCAATATGATCGTCAACAACAAAATATTCTAAAAATTCATATCTATCATTTGTTGTATCGTGAATCTGAATCATAAAATATCCAGCATCATATCTATCAATTTCAGTAGAAATGTGACTTGGATATTCTGCAACAACATTTTCAGTTGGAGAACCAGATGATGCAATATCAGTCATAACGGATTGTAATCTGGCATGTTTAATATCAACAGTTGAAATTCCTGAAGATATTGAAGACAAACCAACAACAATAGTATTAACTATCGCATTAGTTCCTATTCCAGATGGATTAAAGTCAACTTTAATGTTTGATCCATCGAGACGTGCCGTGTAAGTTCCAAATCCAATTGCGCTATATCCACTCGGTGAAGTAGTTAACTTACCATATTCTAAAATAGAAACATCTGATCCATCATGAACAATATTAAGTTCTTGAGCCTCATATTCATTGCCATTGAATGTAGCAGTACTTCCATACGATGGGTTTGTAACATCTGGTGTAATTTCAACAAGAACTTTCAGTGAATGATATGTATTACCAATACTTACAATTGTTGCAGTCGTTCCAGCACTTACTATTGTGCTCTCTGAATCAATTAAAACTCCCCCGATAGAAGTAGAACCAGTACTTAAGAAATTATCATTTAAATTATATGAAATTGTTGTAATATCATAATCATTTACCGATGATTTAATTGGATAGAATAAAAGTTGACCTTCTGTACCAGAAATTGAAAAGTCAAAAGATCCTTGATCATATACTGTTTCCAATCTTGCATATTGATTAATATACCCAATTGCATCATCATGAATAAGATCGACAATTAAAGCTTGCCTCTCTTGAGTAAATCTCTTATCTCTAAGATAAGTAAAATATTTTCTAAATCTAGAATCACTCAACTTAAACGTGTTAAGAACACTAAAAGCAGTTGATCTTGGATTGCTATTAAATTTGTCACTTATATCATCAATAGAAAGAACTCTATTTCCAGATGATTCTGAGAAATCAGTTAAAATTTTATTGTTAAAAGCAATTTCGTTAGAAAGAATTCTACTCCCATCAGAGAAATTTAAATTATTTTCTGTTGCAATATCAAAATCAAATACACAATTAAGATCTATAAATCCATCCAAACTGCTGACAATAGTAACATCGGTCAATTGTGTAGTAATACCAACAGTTAATGGTTGATTTGTATTTGTTGCTTCAATTTGCAAATCTCCAAATTTTCTATATCCAAGAGTATGATTTATTGAAGATATTGCATCTTTCCAAGTATCAAATGGAACTGTACTCTTTAAAGAATATGAGAAATTTTGGTAGTAAAGATTATCTTGCAGTCTTTGTAAATTGTCGTTCAAAAATCCTGATCCAGTTTGGGTTCCACTGAATATCTGAGAGGAAACATCTGTTTCAAAATAAGATTCATATGAAGTTACTGAGGATGCAACTCCAGATAATTCTGAGGTAAGTCCTCTTATGATATCTCCACTTACAAAGTTATCACTAGAAAGAACTCTAAGGGTTTTTGTTGTTCTATCCCAACTCTGAATAATACCTTCTTTACCATTAGTAGTAGCTCTTTCTCCACTAAGATAATTTGCAGTTCTTAATTGAATATTAAAAGTTGGGAAATCCTTTTCTGCGATTATCATTCCGGAAGAATTAATTAAATCAATATCTCCTGGGGTTTCTCCTTCATTTAAGTGGTTTGATAAATTGTATGAAACACTTCCAATCCCACCAATATTAGGTGTTACAGAAGTGAGCGTGAATAGTTTGTATCCATAATCTTTAGAGTTATATCCTTTTTCAGTACCACCGATACTAATGTTTTCGATCATAACTTGATCTCCAACTTCAAACGGGAATGTCTCACTAAATCCAACTGCCATCTCAACAGATACATCTTTGGTAATTGTACTAAATCCAATGGTACTAATACCAACTCCATTAGTATTTCTTATTGGCAACACTGATGGAGTAGAGTTATTAATTCCTCTAGTATTACTTAAAATAGTTACAGTAGAATCACCAAGAGAATACTTAGTCGAAAGATCGGTTATTTCGTTACCAGTTTTTCCGTCAAAATATATTAAATCTGGCGCTGAAGAATATCCTCTACCTCCAGAAGTTATCGTAATACTTTCAATTTTAGCAAAAGAATCAACATTAATGATTTGTGGTAAAGAAGCACTTGGTTTTAAAGTTTTATCTGTTGGAAAATCAAATCCAATATCATTAATTTTTACCTTTTCAATAGTACCAATACTATCACTAACAGATATAAGGTCTCCTTTTTCTCCATCAATAGTATTAATAGAAACTATTGAAGGTAAAGTGGTGTAATTTCTTCCAGAACTAGTAACTTCTACTGTAGATATTGGGCCACTAGTGTGAGTACAATCTGTAGTATAAGTGATAACTGATGAAGAAGATGTGTAAGAATCTGCTTCAGGAACTTCACTTAATTCAAATGTAAAGAAATTAGTTCCTGCAATTGAAATTCTTCTATTACCATTATAAACACTATTTTTCGCTAAGATGGAATTATAATTTAGAACTTCTAGATCTGTTATTATTTCTGTTTTTTCTATAGGTATGTTATTATCAATAATTGGATCTAATTTATAATACAATCTTTCTGGTGTAGTTTGCCCAATAGAAACTAGTACTTTAGCATCTGATGATATCCCTGTAGATCCTGACCTAGAAACACTAAAGTTTTTAGATGACCCGTCAGTTTCCCAAAGATTTGTATAACTATCGTTAGTGTAAAAATTAAGTTTAAATGCCGAATATTGTGTAGACTGCTGAAAAAATGCTAAACTAGAATCTGATATATCAAATTCCACTGTTGAACTTCTATAAGCCTTGATAGCAGGATTGATAAGTCCAAATTCGCCAAATGATGTACTAGAAATTCCAACTACACTTGGTGTTAAGTTGGTTGATTCGTAATAAGTGTTTGATAATTTAACATTGTTATTATCAACTTTTACAATATAATAAATTTTATCATTCTCTAACCCTTCACATGGCGTAGAAGATGAGTGAATTACTTTATCACCACTTTCATATCCATGATTTAATATATTAATTGTATTAGTTGTACTATTAACACCAATAGCACTAAATGTTTCTATACCAACTAAAGTTCTTCTGTGTGTATTATTGTACTTTACAACATATGTTGTCGCAAATGATGGATTAACATCTATGATAACTTCATGTCCTGCATGAATTTCATGATTCACATCAGTCGTTACAGTTACAGTTCTTTTTGAAACGTTTCCGGAAATATTATCATAGTTTGTTGTAAAACTATGATTAGATTCACTACCAATACCAGTGAAAAATAATGTTTTTGAAGTATTACCCACACCATCAAACCCACCAGTTGATCCCAAACCAACTCTTTGAGTTGCAATTCCAATTAAATCGTTAGAGATTCTAGCAACAAACAATTGTTGATTTTCTGCTAATGTTGCCGCAACTCCAATATTTTGATATTCATTATAAACTATACCACTACCACCATTTGAGGAATATGTTAGTATATCACCAGTCTGTAAGTTATGATTTCTTATGTAAAGAGATTTAATAGGAACTGCTAGAGAACTTGATCCAAAAGTTGTTCCAAGACCAACAGTGTTTAATCCAAAAGAACTAAATTGTAATACTGATCCAATTCCAACAGCTGTTGTACCAAGACCTACAGTTTCTGATGGTTTAAAATATATTTCTTTATTTCTTTTAAATTCATATTTTGTTTTAAATCCAGAGTTAATAGTAAATCTTCTTGAATCTTCTATTAACAAACTTCCAACAGTATGAATTCCGCCAGTAGTTCCATCTACAGATCTTAAAACTTTAAATCTAGAATTTTTTGTGTCTATATTTAAAACTTTTACTCTCTCTGTTCCAATGCCCAAAATATCATTAGGTACAATATTTGATCCAGTTAAATTTGAAGATACATTAAAGAATGTTACCAATCCAGTAATACTTGTGTTACCAACAGCAACCCCTGTAGTCCCCAATCCAACTAATGCAAATCTCTCACTAGACACACCGATTGTATAAAATCCTTCGATTTTTGATGATGTAGTAGAAATACCATTAACATCAACAATATCTAATGCATTAAAATTATGCGGTGATGTAGATTCCACAACATAAGTTCCTTTCTTTTTCGAAGGAATTAATTCCACATTAGACAATTCGGTTATAGATGCACTAATACTATTAACATCTCTACCTTTTAATCTAGAAATTTTTCCTGCAGCACCATATCCAGTATTATCTAAGTCTGAAAAATTTAAAGTGTCTCCAACTTTATAATTATCTCCAGAACTTTTTACATCTACTCTAGAAACTTTTCCTCTAGTTGTAGATACAATTTTTCCTGTTTGGGATAAATTATTTGGAGAATATATGTAAGGGTAATCAACTCCATCCTCTCTTAAATTATACGAAATTGTATTTCTGCACCAATTATTATCTTCAATGTCATAATCATCTTGGTTTGATGATTTTTTGAAATTAAATTCATTAGGAGTTGAATAATATTTGTCACCTAAAGTATATGGAAAGACTGGAAGTTTAAAACTTTCAAATACTCCAGAAGACTCTACAGAATCTGGATTAACTGTTGCAAAATATGCATATGTTCCATTTGGATAATCTGGTGTTATACAAAATCTTCCATTATTTCTGTCAAGATACTTATCATCATCATTTT